TCTTTCCGACGCTTGAAGAAGCGGCATCAATGATGGGCTTCAGTATTGACGTAAAAGAGTCAAACAAAGAGGTTCATCTGTACCGTGGGCGGGCTTATTACGGAACAGTTATATGTAGGTCCATGGACAACCCAAGCTCAATAGTGGGCTTCAAAATAGCTAGAGCTTTAGTAGACGAGATAGACACGCTGCCGAAGAAGAAAGCCAATGATGCTTGGAACAGAATAGTCGCCCGCCTGCGTTTAGTGATACCCGGCGTTGAGAACGGGATAGGCGTTACAACAACACCAGAGGGGTTTTTGTTCGTTTACGATAGATTCAAAAAGAACCCTACTGAATCGTATTCGATGGTTCAAGCATCTACGTATGAGAACGAGAGATACCTGCCTCCAGATTATATATCGTCTCTGCGAGAAACCTACCCAGATCAACTTATAAACGCATATGTTCGGGGCGACTTTGTAAACTTAAAAAGCGGCACGGTGTATAGATCATACGATAGATCAAAACACCGGAGCTACGAGCACGTAAGACCGGGCGATAATTTGCTGATAGGAATGGACTTTAACATCGACAAAATGGCCGCCACGATCTACGTTAGACGAGGCAAAGAGCTGCACGCGGTCGATCAGATAGCGGCCGGCTACAATACACCGGAAGTCGCAGAAATAATCAAAAACAGATACTCGGATAATAAAGTGGTAATATATCCGGACAGCTCAGGAAAGAATCGTGGGCGATTAGGCGGCGCGGCAGAGTCAGATATAGCGATACTTGAGCAGGAATACAGCTTCATTTGCCGCTATAACTCAACAAATCCGGCGGTTAAAGACAGAATAAACGCGACCAATAAGGCTTTCGAGAGCGGGCTTCTGTTTGTCAACGATCACCTATGCCCGGATGTCGCAGACTGTTTTGAACAGCAAACATACAACGAGAATGGTGAGCCTGACAAAAAGAGCGGTAGGGATCATCAAAATGACGCAAGCACATACCCGGTAGCATACGAAATGCCGGTAATTAAGCCTGCTGCTAACTTACAAGTAAACTTCTCAAGGTAGCTACTATGCCAGTTTCAGACCAGAATCAAGAATATCAAAAAAATATTAAAAAATGGCAGCTTGGCCAGGACGCAGTCGACGGGTCGAGCGCTGTCAAATCAAGGTCGGAATCAGGCAGCGGCGGCATTACTGGGACTCGGTATTTACCAATGCCTAACGCAGAAGATGGCAGCTCTGAGAACATCGCAAGATATAATTCTTATAAGTTAAGAGCTAGTTATGTGAACGTAACCGGCATGACTAAGACCGGAATGGCTGGAATGGTATTTAGACAGCCGCCAGTTTTAGAGTTGCCGGTCACTATCGACTATCTAGCGAAGAGCACTGATGGCGGAGCGTTGACTATTAGTCAGCTAGCGAAAAGCATTGTTAGCGATTGCCTAGTGTACGGCAGATCGGGCCTGCTCACTGATTATCCTGTTTCACCGAGTGACCTAACAAAGGCACAGATCACAGAGTTAAGCATCCGCTCCAATATCCTGAGATACTCAGCTGAAAACATTATAAACTGGAGAACGATTAAAGTAGGCGGAATTAAAAAACTGTCAATGGTCGTTCTTGCGGAGCCTACGGAAAAGCTTAGTGAAGATGGATTTTCGTTTGATAGCGTTATTTACCATCGTGTTTTGCGGCTGGTTGAAGGTATTTACGTTCAGGAACTATATAACGAAGATGATGAGATCATTAGCTTCGACGGTGTAACGCAGATAATACCTAGAAAGGCTGACGGCTCAGCGTGGGGAGAGATACCCTTCACCTTTGTTGGTACTAACGACAACGACGAAGGCGTCGACAACGCGGCGCTGTATGACATTGCAGAAATTAATATTTCTCACTACAGAAACTCGGCAGACTATGAAGAATCAAGCTTCATAGTCGGACAGCCAACGCCATACATCACCGGGCTAACCCAGTCGTGGGTAGACTCCGTACTAAACGGCAAAGTAACGCTTGGCTCAAGAGCTGCGGTACTGCTGCCTGATCAAGCAAATATGGGGCTAATTCAGGCCGACCCCAATCAGATGCCGATAAATGGCATGGAACAAAAAGAAGCGCAAATGGTTAAGCTGGGCGCTAGATTGATCGCAGACCAGAGCGGTAAGGAAACTGTGCTAGGTGTGCGGGTTCGCTACGCTGGACAGAACTCTATTCTGTCTGGAATTATTGGAAACGTCGAAGATGCACTAGACCGATCGCTCGCGTGGGCGCTAGAGTTCATGGGCGGCACTGGCGAAGCGTCAATCAAGCTGAACCGTAAATTCTACGATGCAGAGATAAACCCGCAGGAGCTTATGGCTAATATCCAGCTGCTTGATCGTGGAATTATTGCAGAGTCAGACATGAGAGCAAGATTGAGGAAGGTGAATATTCTTGAACATGATCGTACAGATGAAGACATTGACGAAGAAACAGGGTCAGCCAGCCCGCTAGCATGAGCCAATTTACCCTAGATGCTGCGGTGCGCCATTCTGTCTTCGTGCAGAGGTTCGCTAACGGTCAAGCAAGAAAGGCTTTGATTCCGCTGTTTCAGTACCGTGATGGGATTATTTCAAGGCTTGCCAGCTCACCGGAGGACTTTGCCGAAGTAGACATCAACAAACTTACACGCGACATTGCTTCCTTGGGCGCAACCTTTGAACGAGACTTTTACGAAATATTGATAACTGAAAACAACGACTTTGCTGTGAGTGAAGCAAGTTTTAACAAAGAGCTAATTGATCAAGCCGTGGTGGGCGTTCCTGTTATCATTCCAGAAGATGAAGTTGTGGTCAGCGATGTATCAAGAATGGAAATGTCTCCAGATGTTGGGTCGGCTACGTTAACGGCTGGTACTGCGGCCACAATATTCACCAGAAAGAAAATAGAGGAAGTCACAAGAACGATCAACGATTCAATGTTGGAGGGACAAACTACCACTGATGCGGCTGACAATATCGATGAGCTAATGACTCACCGACAAGCGAGTCAAGCTGAGTCGCTATCGAAGACAACAACCAACTTCACTTCTAACGCGGCTGCCGCTGTAGTAGTGGGTGTTAATGCAGCGCTATTTCTGGGCTATGAGTGGGTGGCCGTATTAGATTCAAGAACAACGTTGATCTGTGCCGGTAGGGATGGAAATGTTTATCCAGTGGGTAGAGGGCCAAGACCTCCGGCTCACTGGGGATGCAGATCAACCACTCAGATAGTGGTAAAACCAGAATTTGAATCCAACAAGAAATCAGGCGGAAGCCCTCGCCCTTCTTCGTCAGACTTCGGTGTATGGCTAAAAAATCAGCCAGCGAGCTTTCAAGACGAATACTTTTCTAAGTTCGCAGACGGCGCAGAGAAGGCACGTCTATTTAGAATTGGACAGCTACCGATTGACCGTTTCCGTGATGAGCTAGGCGCAGAATATACGCTTGAACAATTGCGAGCGTTAAACCCTGTAGCTTTTAAGAAAGCAGATATTGAATAAATATTTTTATTAGCGTATAAGTAAATTAGCCAGTGGCTATTGGTTTGTGACCATAAATAGGAAGGAATTATAATGAGTTTAGATAATGACGAAGAAGTAAACAACGGCCCGACTGTCGAAGAATTGCAGACGCAGCTTTCAGAAGCGCAAAGCAGCAATGAAGGAATGAAGGCAAAAATGGATAAGCTTTTAGCTGAAACAAAGACTGCTAAGGATGATCGTCTAAAAGCAGAGGCCGCTACAAAAGAAAAGGAGAAATCTGAAGCTAAAGCGGCTGGTGATTTTGAGCAGTTGCACAATAGCAGCGAAGAGGCGCGGCTAGGGCTTGAGTCTCAATTGGTTGAGTTAAGAAGTTCAATCGCTAACGAAAAGCGTGATAGCTCAGCTATGCGCGTAGCTACAGAGCTTGCCGATGGTTTCAACGCTGAGCTTTTATCTGAGCATATCGCCAAGCGCTTAAAGTGGACGGACGATGGCGTAAAGGTTGTCGATTTATCAGGCAACCTAACCGTTGCTACAATTGACGAGCTAAAGACAGAGTTTCAAGGCAGCGCAAGATTCGCTTCTTTACTAAAAGGAAGTCAGGCAAGCGGTGGTGATGCTACAGGCGGGAACGGCGCAAGCGGCAGTGCCAAGTCTCTCTCAAGGCTTGAATTTGACAAACAATCTCCACAGGGTAAAATGAAGTTTATACAAGGTGGCGGAGTCGTCACTAGCTAAACAGTGCAAAATAGGGGCTTGTGGCTCTTTTAGAATTCAGGCGCGGTTCGTGACCCAGCCAAAACAGTCAACCCACTCTTTTAATTTTAAGGAATCACAATGTCAAACACACTAACTAGCTTAACCCCTGATCTCTATCAGGCGCTAGACACAGTATCGCGCGAGCTGGTGGGTTTTATTCCATCAGTTACGCTTGATTCTAACGTTGAGCGTGCCGCTGTAGGCCAGAACGTTCGAAGCTTTGTTACTCCTGCTTCAACCGCTTCTAACATCTCCCCTGGCGTCACCGCCCCTGATGACGGCGATAACGTAATTTCAAACAAGTCTGTAATCATCTCCAAAGCTCGCGGCGTACCTGTCCGCTGGAATGGCGAAGAACAGCGCGGAATGAACAGCGGCCCCGGTTATAGTTCAATTCTTCAAGATCAGTTCGCGCAAGCAATGCGCACGCTTACTAACGAGATGGAATCTGATCTTGCTAGTCTTCATGCGACTGCGTCTCGCGCTCATGGAACCGCTGGCACTACTCCCTTCGCTTCTGATTTAAGTGATACCGCTCAAGTTCGCAAGATTCTTGCAGACAACGGAGCGCCATTGTCAGATATGCAGATGGTTATCGACACCACTGCTGGCGCGAAAATGCGTACACTAACTCAGTTGACTAAAGCTAATGAAGCAGCTGACGCCTCATTGCTGCGCCAAGGGGTTCTGTTGGACGTTCACGGTATGGCAATTCGTGAATCAGCTCAGGTTGTTACGGCTGGCTCTAACGTCATTACTGGCACGGTTACCGTTACTGGCGTGAACGCTGTTGGCGCTACCGCTGTCAACCTAACCTCTGCTACTGGCTCTTCTGTTGACGCTGTAGCCGGCGATATTATCACTTTCGCTGGAGACGCTAATAAGTACGTTATTAAGTCGGCTGCAACAATTGGCGCTTCCGCAACTGGTAATGTAGTTCTTGCAGAGCCGGGCTTGCGTATCGCGACTTCTGGTTCAGAAGCCGTTGCTGGTATTGCTGCTGCAACTAGAAGCATGGCGTTCAGCAAATCATCCATTATCCTTGCTACTCGCGCACCAGCTGTTCCGACAGAAGGCGATGCAGCTGATGATTCTATGATGATAACTGACCCAAGATCAGGACTTAGCTTTGAGGTTCGCTTGTATAAACAATATCGTCAAATCCGGTATGAAGTGTCTGCAGCTTGGGGTTTCCAGAACTTCAAGCCAGCACACTCAGCATTGCTTTTAGGTTAGTATTAAAACCAGGGGCCTTCGGGCCTCTGTTCTTATAGGATGGACAGTCTATGAAAATAGAAACAGTTACTATTAATATTGATGGCGGCGCTGTAAAGATCAATAAATTCGAATTTGATAAAAGCAAACACAAGTTATACGAGACAAGGTCTACTAAGCCATCAAAAAAACCTTCATCTAAATAATGAACGAAACACCTTTCAAAAAACCCCGCCACAGAAAGGCTCGATTTCATCTAACAGCATAATGTCACGAGGTGCAAAATTAGAATGGCAATTATAGTTGAAGACGGAACCGTTGTTGCTGGTGCTAACAGCTATGTAACAGAATCGGCTTTGATAGCATACGCATTAGATCGAGGCATTGCGCTCAATATTGAAGCATCTCAATTATTAATAAGGGCAATGGACTGGATTGAGGTGCAGAAATACAAGGGCGACCAAGTCACGACTGATCAAGTTCTGCAATGGCCAAGGGCAAATGTTGCAGATAAGATTTATTCTGTTATCTATTCTGATGTTATTCCTGCGCAGTTAAAGGCTCAACAAATGTATGTTGCCACAGGGATAGATCAAGGATTCGACCCTGCTGGTTATCACGAGCAAGGCATAGAGTCAGAGACAAATTGCCTAGGCGACAAGGTGACGTACTTGTCAGGTGCGCTAGATCATTACGCCCCTAGCACTACTGCTAATAGGTTTAACGAACTGTTGCGCCCTAGATTCAAGTCGTACAGAGTATGAGCTTATTGAAACGACAGCTAAGACATTGCGGCCAGTCTATTTCAATTCAGACCCGCAACCTAGTGCCCCCCGTATTCGGTTCAGTTGATCTGCAGTTAGACTTTATCCAGAAGTATAACGTTAAAGCACTTGTTAAAACGCCCAGAGGAAAAACATTATTCGATGGCGTATCAACAGACCAGGTGGTCACGCATAAGCTAGCAATTGAATACTTGGCTGATATAACCTCCGAGGATTGGATTATTTTAAAGGGCAGGCGGTTAGATATTTTAGACGTTGAGAATTGCGGTGAAGCTGACAAATCTATCGTTCTTACTTGTACAGACAGAGGCGACAAGGAGGCTAGCAAAGCATGATTGTTGACGCTATGTCTCGACGCATTATAGAGAAGGTGTCCAACCTTCGTAAAGCATCGAAGAAGGCGATCAGACGCGCTAACCATACATCAGGCAATGGATTAGTAAAGGCGACAAGCACGGAGATTCTACGAAAGCCAAAAGGCGGACGTACTTACGTTAGGCGCACAAGATCAGGCGCTAGGCGAAAGCATGTAGCATCTGCCCCCGGCGAAACACACGCGAACATGACGGGCGCATTGCGTAGATCACTAGGCTTTAGAGTTAGCGTGAATGAGTTAGAATTTGGTTATGGCGTTGAAAAAGGTAACGCGCCCGACTACGCAAAGACATTAGAGTTTGGCGGCAGTAAAATGAAGGCGCGCCCCTCTCTCCAGAACGGCATAAAAAGCCAGCGAAGAAACATCATGAATAATATTGAGCGCGAAATAAAAAAGGAGCTTGAACTGTGAGAGCAAGCGACATCGTTAGTCAGATAGCGACCGTGCTGCCAAAGCTGGTTGACGATTTCACTGACTCTCTCACAGTGACATCATTAAGCCGATCTGGGCTAGTTGCAACCGCTACAACATCGACACCCCACGCGCTTACTGTAGGCCTTCAAGTGTCGATCAATGGTGCGCAAACTCCTATTGAAATATCGTCTCTCGTTCGTGTCGGCATAATGGCAACAATGACAACGGCAACAGATCACGACTTAACCGAGAACGCCGGTTTTAATGTACAAATAGAAGGTGCTTCAGAAGCAGAGTTTAATGGCTCTTTTACATTGCTACGGGTGCCCAACAGAAGAACGATTGTTTTTCAGGTTTCCGATAGCGGCGCGACTTCTGTAACGGGTTCGCCATTATTGATTAACGGCTCAAACGGGTTTGCGACATACAACGGACTATTTGAAGTTGCTAGCATTACGACCGCGACGACCTTCACTTACTCCGTCACGAATAGCACAATGTACACGCAAGCCAGAGGAACTATCACAGCAAGGACTAATCCACGTGTATCTTCTGCGGTAACTATAGAGCGTTCTCTAGATGGCTATACAAAACAGAATATTAACAAAGCATGGTTGTTTGTCGTGCTTGGTGATGCGTTGGCGAGTAAAAACAGGAACATAGATATCGATGCTACCGACAACATCCAACGGGGAAATTACTTTAATCAACGGCTCATTCAAAACGTAGGCTTGTACGTTGTTATCCCAGCGAGCGCGGAAATAGCAGGACGGCAGGCAAGAGACCGGTGCGAAGAGCTTTTAAGCCCTATCTGCCAGACAGTATTGGCCGCAAAGTTTCCTAGCCTTGTAGAGAACAGCAATAACCCGCTTATGATCACCAGCCACGGCCTGCACGATTACAATACCGCTTATTATGTGCATCAATACAACTTTGAAGCGACGCTACAGCTAGGCGAGTCAGACATTTACACGCCTGATGATAGCGTGGCATTTAGAGACATTGGATTAACGCAAGGGTTCGATATTGGACCCGGAACAATTTCCACAGAAATAGATCTGGATGATGAACCCTTATGATCAAGTTAAAAATTAACACCGTGCGAGGCTATAGCGGCATCGTATCTGTTGAAACAGATGAAAATGATATACCATTGAGTAAGTTTTGGCGCAATCGTTTAGCTGATTCTGTTAGTGATAATTGTGTAGAGATTATCAAACCTAAAGAGAAAAAAAAGGAGTCGACTAAATGACCAAGATTATGCAGCCAAAAGTTACGGTAAATATCGCGCCGTCTTCAGCAGCGGCAGAGAATACAGCTCAAAAAATCCTATTCATCGGGCAAATGACAACGGGCACGGCTACGGCTGGAGCGCTTGTTGAAAACGTAGCAAACGGCGGCGCAGAAGATGCGTTGTTCGGCGCCAAGTCGATGATTGCGACCTTAATTCGTGCTAACAAAATTCGCAACCAGCAAGTTCAAGTTGACGCTATTGCTTTAGCAGACGTCGGAACAGGTGTTGACGCAACTGGCGCACTCACTGTTACTGGTACAGCTACAGAGGCCGGCACGGTTGTAGTTGTCGCAGGCTCAGAGCGAAACCACAAATATAGCGTTGCTATTGCTTCTGGCGATACTGCTACAGTGGTCGGCGAGGCAATTGTTGCGGCGATTGCAGAAGACACGAAAGCACCTGTAAATGGCGTTAACACGCTGGGCGCGGTTGAGGTTACCGCAGTGAACGCTGGCACTTACGGAAATTCAATTCCGCTCGAGCTACGTTCTACGGTTGCAGGCTTGACTTTCGCAGTAACAGGCATGACAAGCGGTGCAAATGACCCGACATTAACCGGCATCTTTGATGTTATTGGTAATGCGCGTTATCAAGCGGTTGTATGGCCTTATCCTAATTTGACATCAGAAGTGCGCGATTTGCTAGACCCTCGCTTTAATGCTGATGGCCAGGTACTTGACGGTGTAGCATTTACAGCTATAAACGATACGGCCGGTAACCTATCAACGCTTGCGTCTGCATTAAACAGCCAGTCTCTAGTAATCATCGGCGGAAAGCAGGAATCAGAAGCGGCTTATAAAGGCGGCGATGTTGTAGAGATTCCAATGGTCAAGGCGGCAGTATTCGCCGGTTATCGTGGCCTTCGTCTTGATGTTGATTCATTCAGCGTTGCAGACTTGGTAATAACAGCAAACGGTGCGCTCGATTCGTTCGGCGGCCCTGCTCTCGCTTCTAAACCATATTTCAATACTCCATTCTCTCAGCTTTTCCCGATCAAAGCAGGCCGCGGGTTTGATGGTGCAGAGATTGAATCAGCATTTGATGATGGCATTTCGGTGCTGGGTAACAATTTAGCAAGCAATGGCATTATTAGCGGTGAGATTGTAACGACTTATAAGACTGACTTCGCAGGCAATCCTGACATTACGTTTAAATATCTAAACTATGTTGATACGGCTAGCCAGTCTCGCGAATACTATTGGAACAACTACCGTAAGCGCTTTGCTCAGTCTCGATTGACAGAAGGCGATATTCTGAAAGGTCGCGACATGGCTAACGCTGGAGTTATTCGCTCGTACAGCAAGCGACTATATCAGACGCTAAGCGGCGTGGATTATGTGCTGCTTGAGACGGGTGAAGATGCGCTTAACTTCTTTGATGATAATTTGATCATTGCAATTGATAAAGCTAACGGAAAAGTGACGGTTCAAATGACCGTACCGATTGTGACTCAATTGAGAGAGATTGCAGCGACTTTAAAAATTGCTTTCTCAACTACAGATTAAGGGGTAAATCATGGCAACTCAATTAAACGACATCATCATTCTGGTTAATAACCAACAGGTGGCGTATACAGCAGATTCTCTAGCATGGTCTGACGGCCTCGGCGAATACTCTGTTCGCAACGCGGTCGTTGGTGGAGGTCAGACTGAGCAAGTGTTCAGCAAGGATTTGGCAACTAAATTCGGAATGGTGAAGTTCTCAATGCCGACTACAGTTGACAGTGAAAAAAATAAGCGTGCCTGGAAGACCAACGACAATAACAACGTGGTTGAATTAATCGGCCCGTCTGGAACTAAATTCTCCAAAATATTCACGCAAGCTGCAATTATTGATGATCCCGAGTCAAGTGCAGCAACTGACGGCAACATTGAGATTGAGTTCAATTCAAATGCGGCGCAGTAATTAACGGGGGTTTCTGCCCCTATTTATTCCCATGAAGCAAGGTCAAAGTTATGAGCGAAGTACAATACGAATTAAAAAATCCATTCGATTACGCGTACAAAGGTGAGAATCAAACAGCATCGTTCATCACCCTGCTTGCTCCCACTTATAAACAGATGGGCAACTTCACACCCATCAAGCAAGCATTCACAGCAGCAATCACTGAAGTTACTGCCGACCTTGATCCTGAAGCGACCACTGAAGGCGGTGATGACACAGGTGTCACAGCCACCGCTGCAATGCAGTTGATGTACCGATGGACCGGCGATCTGACAAAAATATTCTTATACGCTGAACAACTGTTCAAGTCGGGTGCCGCAATGATTGACGGTGAAACCAAACTGACCACACCATTGCTTGAAAAAATGGATATGGTTGATGTTGAGGGTCTGACGGGCGAATACATTGCAAATTTTATCGCTGCGTCCCTAATGAATGGTCAGTAAATGATTACCAGTTAGAAATATGTAAGTTGTGCTTGTTCTTTGAAGGTGGCATGACTTACAGGGAACTTGCCGAAATGCCGATTGATGAATTTTTTGCTATTGTCGGTTGCGCAAATGAAATCAGCAAAAAACGTGAAGCGGACATGAAACGTGGCAAATAAAGTAAGCTTTATTATTCAGTTGAAAGACAAATTCGGCAGGACCGCAGCAAAGGTCAACCGTCAGTTTGCTGGCATGAAACAAAAAGCAGACGCGGTCAATAAATCAATTGTTGCTATGGCTCTTAAAGGTCAGAAGGCATTGGGCGCGTTTGGTAAATCAGCTGTGAAGACCGGTGCCATCATGACCGCTGCACTGACAGCACCTATTGTCCTGATGGGCAAAAAGATGATTGACGCTGCCAGTGACGCGACTGAAACCGCCAACAAATTCAACTCAGTTTTTGATGAAGTTGAAGGTAAGGCGAACAAGGTTGCTGACAGCTTTGCAAAAAGCTTTGGGACAGCCGGATCAACTGCCCGCAAATTGATCGGTGACACAGGTGACCTGCTTGTTGGTTTTGGGTTTACCGGTGACGCAGCGCTTGACATATCACGCAAGGTCAATGAACTGGCTGCTGATCTGACATCCTTTCAGAACGTTGAGGGTGGTGTAGATGCGGCAAGTGCTGCCCTGACTAAGGCATTGTTGGGGGAAGCGGAAAGCGCAAAATCACTTGGTATTGTAATTCGCCAGAACACAAAAGAATTCCGCACACAGGTCAAAACTATTGCCCGTGTGAGAGGCATCACCGAACAACAAGCAAAAGCAATCGTCATCCTTGGACAAGCGACACAGCAAAGCCGCAAAGCCATTGGTGATGTCAACCGTACATGGGAAGACTACGCAAGCGTTGTGCGCCGCAACACTGAGCGCAACAAGGAAATGTCAGAGTCGTTCGGCCGGTTACTATTGCCGATTGCCACCAAAGTCCTCAATAAAATCACACAGCTTGTCAAATGGGTGAGCAATCTATCACCTGGCATGAAGAAATTTGTGCTGATAATGGCGGGACTGGTTGCCATTGGTGGTCCGCTGCTGGTTGTATTGGGCGGCATCGCACTAGCGTTCAGCGCCATCACGTTGCCGGTTTTGGCTATCGGTGCCGCAATCATCGCAGTGGGTGCAATCATAATTGCCGCCGTTGCCAACTGGGAAACAATCACCGACTTTTTTGGAACAGTATGGGAAAAAGCAAAAGCGGGATTGATGGACTTTGCCAACTTTGGTATTGAAGTCATTAATTCACTGTTAGCTCCTTTGAACTTTGTTGCTGAGAAGTTAGGATTAGGCAGTGTTAAGATCAGTTCAATTCAGGCACCAGCACCGGCCGCACCATCTGTTAATTCGATTCAGGCATTCAAGAACGCGGACGACGCTGCTGTTAATTCGATTAAAGCATTCGGGCAGTCAATCCAAGCCCCGTCAGCCCCTTCACAGAGCGGCAGCGGTACAATCGATGGGCAGATCACTGTTGCTGCAACACCTGGTACAGAGGTCAGGCAATCAAGCATTCAGGCTCGCGGCAAAGGCATGAATGTCGGAATGAACATGGCAGGAGCGCAATAAATGGCTGACGAAAGCAAAATAATCAACGGCTTCTTTCGTAATATTCCTATTTCGATTGATTCCGGCACTGTAACCGGTGGTCGCAAGGTTTCGGTTAAGCAATTCCCGAATCGTGATACTCAAATTGTTGAGGATTTAGGGCTAAAACCTCGATCTTATTCGCTTGAGATAGTTATTAGCGATAAAGCAGATTATGATTATTTCGGCTATCGGAATGCACTGATTGCCGCGCTGGAGGATAAAGAGCCTACTGTGTTAATTCACCCGATGTACGGGCGCATTGATAACGTAAAAGCAACAACTTACTCAATAAGCGAGCGTTTCTCAGAGTTCGGCATATCCACTGTTTCGGTTACCTTTGAAGTCGACGGCAACAGAGGAATCCCGGTTAGCGCAGGCAATGCCACTTCGCAAGTGGCAGCTGATAACGCGGTTGTAATAGCAGCTGTAAATTTAGATATTGCTGAAAACTTTAGCGTAAGTGTCGGTGCGCCGAGCAACTTTGAGGCTGCCGCTGGCAAGGTGAACGAAATGATTGATTATGCAAAAGATGCCACCGCATTAATTGGCGAAGCATCCGACAAGATAAACGAGCATGTCGCGTTAGTCGGCAGTCTTTCTGCTAAAGTCAACTCACTAGTTTCAGCGCCCATTGCGCTTGCCGATTCTATTACCTCAATAATCGAAAGCACGGCCGGATTGTACGCATCAGCGGAGGCAACGTTTCAAACTATCACTGGGTTCTTCGGCTTCGGCGACGGTGAGACATTTGTAAGCAGATCAACCGCTGGACGAATTGAGCGCGCAGACAATAACGCGGTTCTTAACGGTGCTATGAACGCCTCAGCTCTCGGCTACGCCTACTTATCATCTACTACTATAAGTTACGCCACTACTCGAGATATCGACGCCACAACGCTGCTGCTTGATCTGCAATATAATGAAGTACAGGAAAGCGGGTCATCGCAGGAAGTTAAGAATGCTTTAACTGATATGCGCGTTCGCGTTCTTGATGTGCTTGATGATGTACGTGTCAATACAAGTCAGATAATTTCAATAGAAACACTGCCGACTTCCGCTAGATTGCTCTCGTTCAATTATTACGGTTCGGCCGAAACTGCACAGGCTATAATTGATCTTAACGAGATTTCGGACGTATCATTTATTGATGGCTCGATAGAGGTGCTGACTTCGTGAAGCTAGAAATAAACGGCATTCAATATACCAACTTCACTTCTGCTGAATGCTCTATACGCCTTGACGCATTGAGTAATACTTTTAGATTCGATGCGGCAGCGCCGAATGGCGAGCCATTACCATTTAAAGTGGGTGATGCTTGCAGGGTTATAGTTGACGGCGAAAAAGTTTTAACCGGGTTTGTTGAGATTATTAACGTTAGTTATGACGGCTCAGAGCATAGCATAAGCGTTATGGGTCGCGACAAAACCGCTGATTTACTTGATAGCACAGTTGATATTATTGATGATCTTAACGGTGAGAATTTAACGCTAAAAGGCGTTATTGAGGCAGTGATTAAGCAGCTTGGTTTGTCCCTTATTGTTATTGATCAGGCAAAGCCAAAACCGTTTAGCTATGCTGAGGATATTGTTGCACCAGAGTCTGGAGATAACGCTTTCGAGTTTATCGAGAAGTACGCACGAAAAAGACATGTTCTTTTAACGTCAAACGCTGATGGGAATATTGTTATAGCGACTAACAGCGGAGTTAAGGCCGCTGGTGCTGTTCAACATATTATCGGCGCTTCTGATAATAACGTTTTATCAAGTGAGTTTAGTAACGATGCGACCGGACGATTTAATTTTTATAAGTTTGCGTCACAACTAAATCCTGTCGCTTTGAACAACGCCGGTGATGTTGGCCTCGCATCATTGGTAGCTCAGAGCGGCGGGGTTTTTGACAAGTATATCAGAACAGGTAGGCAATTAGTTATCACGTCAGAAGCCTCATTCAGTGACGAGAACTGCGGACAGCGCGCCAGGTGGGAGGCAGACATAAGAAAAGCGCGAGGGCTGATGTATTCTGCGGACGTTGCTGGGTATCGCGTAGGCGTTAACACTGGTGAGCTGTGGGAAACTAACAAGCTATACCAGATTGTCGATGACTTCGCGCAAGAAATAGACTTGATGCTGTGTAATTCCGTAACATTCTCGTTAGATTTAGACAGAGGAAGCATGACAAGCCTGGGGTTTTTGGGCAGAACCGCTTATACTTTGCCGATAGAGGAGGTGTCCGATGCTTAAAGCTCTAATCAGATGGGCGAAAATCACAAAAACGGGCAGTGATACAGAGCAATTCGCTACCCAGCAGCTCACCTACAGCGGAAAAGTTGCGAATACGCTGGTTGTTTTCCCATACGGCCTCCATGGGAACGCTACGCCTGAGTCTTTAGCGCTTATGTTTGCAGTTGAGGGTAACACCGAGAACCGCGCTGCAATCGCATGGACAGCGAAGAACAGGCCAACGCTTGCAGGCGGTGAAGTAGCTTTATACCACCCTCCAACAGGTAGCGTTTTAAAATGGGACTCATCAGGTAATTTAATCATCAATAACGGCTCAGCAACGATTAAGCTTGCGGGCGATACGCTAACAGTTACCGGAAACTTAGTTGTTAATGGTACAATAACGAACAACGGGAAAGACGTTGGCGATACGCACAAGCACAGCCAAGGTACAGATTCAGCGGGCGATACTCAGAAAACTATTAACGGTGTTTTATGAAGTCTGATGCTGTTCTGACATTGATGACAGGAAGTCAAATATACGACTTGGATATCAATGCCAATGGCGATATTGATACCGCTGAATTCTTTGATACTGCAATTATGTATAGCTTATTCGGCGAGCGGCGGGCGTCAAGCACCGAAGTTGTTGAGCCTCAGCTAAGGCGCGGATGGATTGGTAATGACGATTTTGAGAACGGCTCTAAGCTTTGGCTGTTCTATCAAGAGCGACTAACAAGAAACGTTCTTAACCGCATTGAAGATGAAGCAAAAAACAGTTTGCAGTGGTTGGTTGATGGCGGTTACGCGGTGTCGATTGACAACCCGGTTGCCAGCATATCAAACAGACGGGTATTGCTAACGATAACTATACGACGGAGCCGCGATGAAGTTGTTCGCAAATTCTATGACTTATGGGAGCTAACAGGCCGTGGCGCTTAAATTTCCAACCTCAGCGAAAGAAGTATCCGACCGCTCAAAAGCTGACGTTCAGCGAGAGCTTGCGACGTCCAATCCATTCTTAAGAAACAGCTGGCTGGGCGCTATCGTGACGAGTGCAGCTAATCGTATTTTTGATTTCTACTTGCAGCTAAAAGTGGCCTTACGCGAGAGCTTTCCAGATACTGCCACCGGGACGTATCTAACAAGATGGGCGGCGATATGGGGCAAGCAGATTATTGCTGCATCTAAAGCGAACGGTATTGTTGTGGCCACCGGCACGGCTGTTGCGTCAATTCCTATTTCAACTATTATGACAGTTTCTGGAGTTGGTAATTTCATCTCAACAGCCGCAGGCACTATATCGGCAAACAAGATAACGGTTACAAGCCTCGTTCTTGTGGGCCAAACTGCTACAGCAAAGGCATCATCTAGCCATGGGTTGGCGAATAACGTAAGCGTAACGATAAGCGGTGCTGCTGACTCTGCCTACAATATTACCGCTTCAATTACCGTTACAGCCGCCGACGAATTCGAGTATACGATAGCTGGAACGCCCGTTGACGAAACAGGAATCACCGCAGCCGCTTCTTATGTCTCTGGAAGCATTCCGATAGAGTCGGTTGATTTTGGCGCAGATACTAACATTGATGCAGGAACAGAGCTGACGCTGCAAAGCCCTATCGTAAACGTCGATGATACGCTTGCTGTAAATTTTGACGCGGTAGGTGGTGGCACTAATGAAGAAACACAAGAAAGCCTTCGACTAAGAATGTTAAGCCGCATTCAAAACCCGGTTGCCAACTTCAATGTCGCGGAAATAACCGATAAAGCCAAACAGATTGCAGGCGTAACCCGTGTTTTTGTACAAGAAGTAACGCCAGCACTGGGTCAGGTAACCATCTACTTTATGCGTGACGGAGATTCCAGCCGAATACCCTCCGGCTCAGAAGTAACAAAAGTTAAAAATAATATATTAACTATTAAGCCGGCAAGCACCTCAAGCGTTGATGTTATTGTTCTTTCACCCACGGCGGTTGTTGTTGATTTTACATTCACCGCAATATTCCCCAACACTTCAACAATGCAAGCGGCAATAAAAAACAGCCTTGGCCAGTTCTTTGATGAGCGCACAAACGTGGGCGTTGTTGTTGACGAAGACGCTTATCGTTCTGCTATTTTTAACACTATCGACACAGTTACAGGCGACCGGTTAAGCACATTCACTATTACCGCGCCGGCCGGTGATGTAGCCGTAACCACTGGTGATATTGCGATATTAGGTAACGTGGTGTTCAGCTGATGGCATTATTTAAGCGCAGAGACGTAGAACAGTATACTGACAGCCTTGCTGCTTATCTGCCAGGCGGTGCGTTGTTTGCTTCACGCTCTGTCAAGGACAGCAACTTCAGAAAACTGTTGACCGGCATGGCTGGTGAATTGTTCAGGGCTAACGGCTTGTTGCGTGACTACAGTTGCGAGTTTCTACCAGATCAGACAAACAAATTCCTGAATGAGTGGGAGTCAACATTAGGCATACCTGATGACTGTTTCAGCGGCACAGGCAGCAATGATGACCGGCGCCGTGATGTATTGGTCAAGCTGGCTGCGTTTGGCGTTCAGACTTCACAAGATTTTGTTGATTTAGGTGCAACATTTGGTGTGACTGTGATAGTCAGAGCGGGTATTAATGAAATTACTTTTCCATTGACGTTCCCCGTCGTAATGTTTACAACAGAAACTGAGGCACGGTTTACAATAGTAGTTAGATTTACTGTACAAGAATCCAGCCGTTTTCCGTTAATTTTTCCGTTTACATTTGGCGATGGAAAGATTGCAATTCTTGAATGTTTGTTTACTAAACTAAAACCCGCTAACTGTAATATAATATTCAAACAGGTGTGAAGATATGCGAGATTTAAACAATAAAGTCACGGGCGGTACTCTAACTGCCGAAGAATGGAACGAGGTTCCTTCTGAAATTCAGAACGTCATCGCGGGGCTAGGTCAGTCGTTTAGCTCTGGCGACTTAAACCAGCTTGGAAAGTCTATTGCTGGGTATGTTGCTAACGGCACATTCTATTCTGACAGCGGAGTTTCTAACGCTTACGTTCTCACGTCCATCGGTGGCAAGCAGTCGGCAACTACATACACAGATGGGTTTGAGGCTGAATTTATAGTTGCTAACACCAACACAGCCGCGTCAACTGTCAATGTTTCTGCATTGGGTGTTGTAAATATAGCTGGAACAGCCACGGCCGGAACGTTGACAGCGGGTGATACCCTCCGAATGCGATTCAATGTAGGTACTGGTGATTTTAATATTGTAAATAACACAGGCTCAACAACCTATACC